TCTACCTTTGATTGGGATAATATATTTAATATCATTACAAATATAAAGAATGAGATTAAAGAAAACTTTCCTTATGTTGTGATGTATAATGAGAAGTGTGAGGCAGATGATATTATTGCAACACTTGTAAAATATTATTATCAAGATGAGCCTATTATGATTGTTTCTGGCGATAAAGACTTTATACAATTACAACAATATAAGAATGTACAACAATATGCTCCTATACAAAAACAAATGGTGGGTGAAGATATAGACCCTAAACAATTCTTATTAGAACAGATATTAAAAGGTGATAGGTCAGATGGTGTACCAAATATACTATCGGAAGATGATGTATTTGTTACTGGTGAAAAACAAAAACCTATGACCAAGAAAAGAATAGAAGAATTTTCTAATAAAAGTAATCATACTGATTATATTGGTAAAAACTGGTCTAGGAATGAGAACTTAATAGACCTTACAAAAATACCAAAAGTCTATGAGGATGCTATTATAAATAGTTTCAGAAGTTATAAGATTAATGACCGGTCAAAGTTATTAACTTATTTTATTGAAAATAAATTGAAGTCTTTAATGGAAAACATTGGTGACTTTTAACATGAGGAGATAATATGGCAGAGCAAAATCCTAACTTATTGTCAAGAAATCAAATGAACACCATGGCCTCTACAAGTGGTTCTGGTAAGTTACTAATGCACGAAATTTTGACAAAAGTTAATAATGCAAAAGATAAACCTAAAAAGATTGCTGTTCTAAAAGAGAATGATAGTCCAGGTTTAAGACGAGTAATAAAGGGTAGTTTCGACCCTAATATTAAATGGGATTTACCAGAGGGTACACCACCATTTATAGCAAACGAAGCACCTGAGGGTACAGAGCATACTTACCTAGAACAAGAGTCAAGAAAATATTGGCATTTTGTAGATGGTGCGGACACAATATCAAAAACAAGAAAAGAAACAATGTTTATTCAATCACTAGAGGGCCTTTCAAAAGGCGAAGCTGATGTTGCAATCAGAATGAAAGATAAAGAATTGCATAAACACTATAAAGGTCTTTCAGCGGCTGTTGTAAAAGAAGCATTTAGTTGGAATGACGAATACAAGACTCAAGCTAGAGGTACAACCTCTGGTGCGTTGAGTATGTAACGAATCAACTGGTGTGGCGTAAATGCCACACCAAAATAATCAAAAAAACAAGTAAAATCAACGAAAAAAAGTTAAAAAAAGCGCTTGACTCTATCAGCTGGATAGTGTATAGTATACCAATAAATAACAAAAGGAGATTATATACATTATGAAAAAGTTAATTTTTATTGGTTTGATGATTTGGTTTGGTTTAAATGCCTTTGCAAAATCAGTACAAGCAAATGATTATAATACGGCGGTCATTGGTCATATTATTACACAAAAAGTACAAGGTAACAATGTTGATACCTCTGTATTAGAAGGTGAGTTAGAGAGATATGATAGATGTTATTGAACAACATTTACCAAATATATTAGAGGGTATAGCCGCTGATATAAGAATGAAAGCAGATAGTAAATATAAGTGTAGTTTATTAAAAGACACTAAAATAGCAGATAAAGAATGTTCGTAGTAGAAAAAATCAACAACATACTACAATCAATCTATATGTATGTGCCACAAGAAGTATTAATTATAATTCTTGCTGGCGTAACAATTTTAATTTATGAGAGTGTAAAGAATGGCGAAAAAAACTAAAAAATCAGATGTCTTACCGGGCATACCATTTGAGTTTGATTTTTATATGGTATATTGGGAGGATATTCAAAGTGATTCAGGTTGGCGAACTTTAAAAGAAATACAAAAGTCAAAACCTGCAATTTGTGTATCAACTGGTTGGCTTGTAAAAGAAAACAAAGATGTTCATGTATTGATGAGTGATTATAATTATGATGAGTCTTATACAGAATTGGCTGATGGTGGTAATACAACTGTTATACCTACAAAGAATGTTATTGAAAAATTTGTTATAAAGGGATTATAAAATGGCGAGTAAAGAAATTGACCGTTGGCTAAAAGCCAAAATTGAAAAAGTACCTGAAGATATAATCAAGTTTAGAGATAAAAAACTTGAATCTAAAATGGTGTATTACACCGGCAATTGGCAAATAGATATTATGGCCAATCTAACACAAAGACAATCAGAAAAGATTTTTAATAAAATGCAAAAGATACATAATGATGGTGGTCTTTTGTTTTTTCAACGAAGAATGAAACCAATTAAAATTGGTGCAACCGAGTATGATGACGCTGAGGTCATCCAAGGTTACGAATATATTGTTATGAGAGGTAAAAAGTGAAAGAGAAAATAAAAACTATATTTCAAACTTTAATGTTTGTTACTATTGTTGCCTTTATTGGTGCTATATGGTATGGTTATAATCAAAGTGTAGCAAAAGAGCAAGAAACAATCACAAATGAAGTTGTTGAAACTTTAGAAGAAATTATTGTTTATGAGAAACCTGATTTTGAGAGGGCTAATAATCAAACATTTATTAATAGTGTAGGTCAATGTGTAAATTATATTTACAATACAACAACAGACATTTATCCTGTAAATTTTGAAGTATTGTTAGCTCAAGCAGCCTTAGAGAGTGGTTGGGGTAATAGTAGATTTGCATTAGAGGGTAAAAATTTATTTGGTATAAGAACTTATGACCTACGAGAGCCTCATATGTTACCTAGTAACAAGCCTAAAAAATGGGGTGTTAGAGTTTATCAACATGAATGTGATAGTGTTCAACACTATATTGATATAATAAATAATGGTAGTGCTTATGAGGAGTACAGAAAATTAAGAGATAACGGTGTTGAAGATTCATTACAATATGTTGAAACATTAGGTGCTTATGCTTCAGATAAACATTATTTTTCTAAAATAAAAAGTATTATTAAGAAGTTAAGAGAAGAATACGATATACCACAATTAGATTAGGACTTAAATGTTTACAATATTCATAACTTTTATAAGTGCGATTTCTATATCTATTATAGCCGCTGGTTATTCTATTATGGGACTTGCAACACTATTTGCTGGTGCAGTAATACCTATTATTGCTATGGGTAGTGCATTAGAAGTAGGTAAATTAGTTGCCGCCTCATGGTTGTATAATAATTGGCGCAATCCTTTAGTACCAAAAACAATCAAAGCATATTTAACATCAGCAGTTATAGTTTTAATTTTTATTACCTCTATGGGTATATTTGGTTTTTTATCAAAGGCACACCTAGACCAAGTGCAACCAGTATCATCAAATAATATTAAGATTGAATTGATAGATAAACAAATATCACAACAAGAAAAAATTATAGAAAGAGCTCAAGGTACCTTAGACCAATTAGATAGAGCGCTTGACAAATATATTGATATGGAGTATGTTACAAGAGGTCTAAAAGAAAGAAAAAAACAAGAGCCTGAAAGAAAAGAGTTACAACTAGCAATTAATAATGCAAGTGATGAAATTGCAAAATTATCAAATGAAAAAGGTGTTTTACAACTAGAACAAGATAAAATAGAAGCTGAGGTAGGACCAATAAAATATATTGCAGAATTAATTTATGGTGAAAATGCAAAAGATTATTTTGATAAAGCTGTAAGGTGGGTAATAATAGTATTAATATTTGTATTTGACCCATTAGCAGTATTACTATTGATAGCTGCCAACATATCTTTAAGAACTAGAAGCGAAGCTAAAAAAGAAATACAAAATACCAAAAAGGTAAACCTCACCAAAGAATTACAAAAAGAAAAGGCCAAAAGTGCCAAGCTCAGAAAAAAAGAGCGTGATTATAAAGGATTTGTCAAAAAACTAGGTGCTAAAGAACTATCAGACCTTGACCCGGATGAAATCAGGTTAAAACTAGACCAGATTATGGACTGGAATGAGAAGTCGAAGCAGCCATAGAGCTTGCCAAAGTGAAAGGAATGTTATATAATGAATGTAATGATTTTAAAACCAACAAAAGAACTTCAAATTAGGCGTATTAAAAGAGCTGAAGAAGCTTGTAAGAGAGCAGAAACTAATTGGTCTAAAAACTTTTGGTTTTCTGTATTTCAAAAACTATGTAAAAAGTATGGTGAAATGGAGTATTTTAGAAAGACGATACATTAATGAACGAGTTTGAAAAGAGAGAAGAAGAAGATAGATATATTATGGAGCGTATGCACCCAGCAGTTATGATACCAGGATTTTTTATAGGTTTCATGGTGATAACAGGTTGTTTATTTAAAGGGTATATGGGGTGGTAATATGAATATATTTTATGTAGATAAACATCCAGTTAGAGCTGCCGAACAAATGTGTGATAAACATATTGTTAAAATGATTTTAGAATCTGCTCAATTATTATCAACTTGTCATAGAGTACAAGACGGTACAGAATATTATGGTAAGACGGCAAATGGTCGTAAGATAAAAAGATGGCAACATCCTAATCCTAATTTAGAACCATTACTATACAAAGCAGGTTGGGTAAAACACCCTAGTACAATTTGGTTATTTGAAAGTGCATATAATTATATTTGGTTATACAAACATATGATGGCTCTTAACGAAGAATATAAGAAAAGATATAATCATAAAAAGAATCATGTTACGATTGATAATCT